GCTGCTTTCAGTTGTTTCAACGCTTCTGTTTGGAGTTGCGTGTCCGTTTCAACGTCAAAGGTTAAATCACGTCTAATCCACTGGTCACCTTGCGTGTCGCTAGTAAACGTTGATGGATACAATTGTGCTGAAATAGGGGCATATAGCGCATCACCTCGTTTATAGAACTCTACTACACCACTATCGTTTTTGATTTCCCAATCTGGTAAACCAGATAGTGTAATGTGTTCTTCAACGGTTTCAGCGGTTTCTGACGTTGCTTCTCTAATCGTCTTAGTTTGCGTGTCAGTATTGCCGTTTGCATCTCTTGTGGTTACTTTCTCTGTGATAAGCCCGTTTGATTTCTCGGTACGTACTGTTGTCACTCGTGAGCCGTCAGCCCTATCCACAACTTTGGTTGTGACTTTAGTCTGTACAGTCGTGCCATCGCTAGCTTTTTTAGTTGTCGTTTTAGTTACTGAACCATCAGCGTTTTTTGTGACAACTGTTTTAGCGCTTGACTCTCCTGTGTCAATAGGTTCATCTTCGACTGTGTCGGAACTTGACGGTACTGTCATGTTGAAAATACCAGTCTTATCAATCTTACGTTTGATAGATTTGAGATTCTTCCCATAGACCAAAGTAATGTCTTTTCTGACACGTCCGACACCATGATAATTACCATCGTTTTCGTGATAAACATTGACAAGAAATGACTTGATAGTGCTGTCTGCGTTCAAGAACGTTTCAAAATCAATTTCTGCATCAAATTTGTTAGCTAATGAAATTAGACGAGCAAGTTTGGTGTCTTGCCCCTCCCATTTCAATGTTCGCTTATAATCAGAGATTTCATTGATACCAATTGAAAGTTTAGGCATACTAAGCAAGTCCATAGCGTTGCAATATTCAACGAAAGTCATTGCTCTATCAGCTTCATATGCGTTTGAGTATTCGTTGATAAGCTCTAAATTCAAATTCTCACAATAACATTTGATTTTCTTTTCATCTTCTTCAACGGTCATTACGTTAAACAAGTATGTTTTACCTTTGTACTCAAATGACACAAAAGAACGTTCGTTCAGATAGTTGTATGTTCGTTCAAGAACTGTATCAGACACTAATTGTTTCTTTGAAATGCTAAATTCATAAGTTGACGAACCTGTTTGCAAGTTACGTGTCCAGGTATCATCGTAAAAATTTAGCGTTTTCGGCTTTTCATTATCAATAAACGCAACTTTTTTTAAATGAGCATCATGTATTGTAAGTTGCATCTACAAACTCCTTTCCTCTAACTCCACTTTGACTGTAGGCATCTTCTTAATCCACGATGAGAAGAAAATTTCTAGGTCAGACTCTCCAGGTGGAACTGATAGGAAATGATGTGAACCTTGCACAATATCCTCGTTCTTCATCAGATTATCTTTTGTCACCGTGTCTGTCTCATTATCAATAACAACAACAGAACCCATAGCATAGCGGTTCGGGATGTCTCGAATAGCCGAAACGTAATCTTTACGATAAACGATGTCATCAAGGTAAATGTGAGTTACGCCAGGCTTGCCCCCTACGCTCCCAAATATAACACTGACTTTAAGGGATTTTTTCCCTTTTAACTCTGGGATGCGATACTGTTTATAAGTTCCAAACCAATAAAACTGTATCCAATCATCCTGCCTATAAATATCCGACTGCCCACGAGGTGCATTAAATGGGTTTTCTCGGTCTTTATCCGTACATTGAAACGTGCAACGGTCTAAGAACTTATAGCTACCATTGCCATCAGAAACCATGAAATTGTATTCGGTATTTAAACCATACGAACGTTTAAAGGTTTCTGTTCCATACAAGAATTGACCATTAACGTCAGAAACCACTACTTTCATAAAGCCATATTGGGATGGGTGACCTTCCCAAAAAATTTGTCTCCACCATAAATATTCATTAAGCGCTCCAACCTCGCCAGCACTATCGGCTGGAATATTCCAAGTGACGGAAGCAGACGTACCACTTTTTAAACGAATATGCGGTCTACCCCAGGTATTATCTATTTCGAGTTGACCGTCCAAAACTTCTTCAACATTGCTTATTGCTTTATTGATTGTTGCGTTTTGAAAACCATTCAGAATTAGAGGGCTTCCGGTATTTGATGTGTAATCAAATAAAATTTCTGATTTCTTATACTCTTCTGTATCAACCTCTTCTTTGCTGCCTAGCTCAAAAGCGCCATTTTGATTCACTACACCAATGTAGCCGTTATCTGAATTGTGCTTAATCGTGATAATTGGATAAGCATCAACATTGCCTTTGTTGTTGATTTTAAAAGTCATCTTGTTTCCGCTAACGGCGGGCTCTTCAAAACGGTAATCCGTAATTGAATGTGCTACGCCGTCAGGAATTAAGATAGTCATTTCTGAACGCTGAAACCAACGAGTGATATTGTCGTGTGAAATATCATCAACAGGCAAACCAAGATAATATTTATCTGGTTCATCGCCATAAGTAATTTTGACAGGTTCTGTTACATTGAAAACACCAGCTAAATCATGTTTTAACTGTTCAAGCTCTGTTTCTGTTTTCGCTTTAATATCAAACTTGATTTTATGTTCTTTCTCTCCAATTTTGACTTCTTGAATATTCACACCCAGAGAGGGAGCTGTGTCGGTTGACACAGTTCTCTTGTTTCCGATTGGGCGGATAATGTCAGTAATTCTAAGGTATCGAGACAAGCCAATACCATTAAATGTCATTACCTCTGTCATGGTCTACCCCACATTCTATTGTTACGTGTAATTTGTATTTGTTGATACTCTTGGTATCTATCGCTAGTTCTTGCGATGAGCGTGTCATCGTTCAAACGCATATCAATTGGTCGGTCTGCCAATCTGCCCATCGCATCTATAGCTTTTTCAAACACTTCATTAGATTTCTCTTGGACAATTTCCACTTTGGTTTTAAGTGCTTTATCAAGGTCTGATTTAACTTTGATGCTACTTGAGAAATTAGACGAACCAACGCCAATAATATCTTCAGCTTTGTAGTTAAATGCCTGTATTTTGTCGTACATAGCACCTAACGCATCGTTCACCGTGTAACTATCCTTTTCAATACCGACTGCTACACCTTGGGCGATGTAGCGACCGACATTGTCACGGAATAAACGTGATGGTGAGTGGATTTTGGCTTTAGCTTGCGCTGCTCTTTCAGCTTGAGCAACTAATGCATTAGCAGCGGCTGTCACAGAGCCAAGAGAAGCCATCATACCGCTTGCTAAACCTTGACCGATATAAACACCAATCGAACGCATCGAACCTACACCAGACATACCAGCAGAGCGTACAGCAGACATGAGTGCATTCATTGCACTTGATGCTCTACCCGCTCCACTTGAAATACCTTGTGCTAGGTTTTGGGACGTTTGTTGTCCGATAATTCGCCCTTGATTTTTCATCTGATTGCCGATTGAAAGCATAATTGTTAAGATGGCTTGCATTGATGATTGAACTTGTGCACGCATTGAGTTAAACGCTGTAATGATAGCTTGTGTAGCTGAAATGATTGAGCGCATTTGAGATGCTGAATTTGATGCGCTAGCACCAACGCTAGCAAAACCACTAGAAATAGATGATAGAGCACCGCCTAAAGCACCTACTCTGCTAGCTAGCACTCCGAATGATGCACCAGCTGCGCCTGTCGCTGCACCTATTGACAAAATACGTGCATTAAATGCGCCTATTAGTCCACCAATAACAGCAAAAGTGCTGTTGATAACCATCGCTCTAACGCCAAACATTGCAAAGCCTGCTGTAGCTGACATTATCGCTGGTGTTAACGTCATGATTTGTGCTTTGAAAGCTGCGATTGGTGCGTTAATAGCTGACAAGCCAGATAAACCAGTAACGGCTTGTGTAGCAAACGTTGAAAAACTACTTGCTGTAGTCGTAAGTGTCGCTGGCAAGGTTGTAAGACTAGATGTCAATGTGGTTAAAGCATTAGGCAAACTTTGCATTGCAATACTTGCCGCTTGCGCTGACGTTGCAATAAGTTTCAAACCTGTACCAGCTTGTTGTAGACCTGGTCCAGCGCTTCCGATTCCAGAGTTAACAATCTTAGTCAAACCGCTGGCTGTTTTAACCAAAGTGCCACTTAGGTCTCCTAAAGGCATATCAACAAGAATTTTGATGCCTTGCGCCATCTGCTTAACACCTTTACCAGCATTTAGAGCGGCATTGCCTATTGAGTCAAAGATACCCGCTACACTATCTAAAATACCGCTAACAGTATCACCGAAGCTTTCAATAACACCTTTGGCACTATCAAGAACGTTGCTGATTTGCTCGCCAAGCGTTTTAAACAAGTTGGTGATTGAGTCAATGATTGGGCTAATTTGACTAATTAGGTTGTTAAAGGCTTCTACAATTTGAGATAGTACAGGAGCAACCGCAACTACCATTTCAGTAATCGCTGGAATGAATGGAGCAAGTGCTTGGACAATCTGAACAATTGCATTAGAGACTACTGTCACAATTTGAACGAAAGCACTACTGATAATTCCAACAATCGGTGTAATAGCTGTAGCAATTTGAGAAATTGCCGAACCAAGCGCTGTAATGATTGGTGGAAGTGTACCCAAAATTGAGGTGAAAGCATCACCTAACGCTGTAATGGCTGGCGCTGTTGCACCAATCGCCACGCCGACTGCCACTACCAAAGGCGCTAGGTTAGCAAGTGCACTTGTAACAATGGGTAATACGCCAGAAACCGTCACAATTGCTTGAGCGAAAGCACCAATAATTGCCGTTGCTACTGTTGCAAAAGCTGTACCCAATGCCTGTATAATCACAGACACACCTGCGCTGTGTTCAGCCAATAAAGATAGCGATGCCACAATAATGCCAATCCCTGCGCCAATACCGACCGCTGCAATACCTACTGCTGCACCGAACGAAATCAGCGTCATAGGATTTAATCCTTTTAATCCTTGCATCAAGCCTTTTAGTGCTGCACCTACACCTTTACCGAAACCTTCAAAAGTCTTACCTAAACCTGTAAAAGTTTTACCCAGACCATCAAAGATGGATTTGAAAGATGTACCTACACCTTTAATGAGATTGGTTAAACCATTAAAGATTTGAGAAATTGTACTTTTAGAACGTTTTGCACTATTCGTTGCTCCTTCCATACCTTCTTCTGCGTTCTTTTTAAATGCGCTAAACGGATTGAGCGATTTAATAAAATTAAGCCCTTTAGCAGCAGCCCCTACTACTTTAGCTCCTGTCGCAAAAGCACTTAGACCTGCAACGCCTCCTACTAAAACATTAGTAAAACCTTTGACAACACTTGGGTCTAGCCTTGAGATAAAGTCAGCAATAGCTTGTACAACTTGCGCAATGACTTTAGCAACATTACCAATGACTGTTCCAAGCGTTGACCAAATAGAAGCATCACCGACTGCATAAGTTAGTGTAGTCCATGCTGTGATGACACTATCAATAGCGTTCTTGATAGCTTGCATTGCTCCTGTTTGAGAGAAACTATCCATGAATTGCTTAACAATCTTAGCTCCACTTGCAATTGTTCCTATTAGCGCTGAAACAGCATTGCTGATTGTCAACGTCCACGCAAAGCCACCGCTAATAACGTTATTGAACGTCGACCAAATCGACTGCAAAGCTTCTCCTACATTGCCTAAAGCCGCTTTAAAGTTAGAAACAAACAAAGGGTTAAAAGCCATTTGAGCAGCTGCTTTGATGTTTTTAAACGCCCCTACAATATCAACATCAAGATTAGGTGCTATCTGTTTCAAACCTTTTTGGATTTCTTCTCCCATTGAGTCCATGAGAGTAGAGAAAGCTTGCGGTAGTTTAGAGAAGACCCTTGTAATCATTGGGATAAAGTTTCCAAACAAGAATGTTGATGTCGTCCTTGCGAGACCTTGCAAGGATGGTGTGATGTCTAATTCACCATCGGCTAAGTTTCCTTTGAAATCAGTCCAAGCTGCTTTCATGGAGCTAAAAGAACCGCTCAAAGTTGTTGATGCTTCTCTTGCTGTCGTTCCTGTAATTCCAAGGCTTTCTTGAACTGCGTGAATGGCTTTAACCGTGTCCGCAAAGTCACCGACTGTGTAATGTTCGCCAGTCAGTTTTTCAGCATCTTTCATCAAACGTTCCATTTCGGATTTAGTACCACCATAACCAAGCTTGAGGTTATCAAGCATGGCATAGTTTCCACGAGCTAACGATTGATAGGTTTGTGTGATGTATTCCATGTCTGTACCCATTTTATTGGCGTTATCAGACATATCCACCATTGCTGTATTAGCCAATTCAGCAGCTTTTGCTGTGTCGCCACCAAGCGAACTAATCAAACTAGCAGAGAATGAGGTGACGTTCTCCATGTACGTGTTTGCGGATACCCCAGCTGTTTCAAAAGCTTGTTGAGCATAGTTTTTAACCGTACCCGCTGAGTCCTTGAATAGCGTTTCAATACCACCGATAGATTGTTGGAGCTTAGCTCCCTCGTCGATAGTAGATGAGAACGCTCCTTTAACTGCACCAGTTAAAGCGTTGACACCAGCAATTACAGCAGAACTAACCAAGTTAGCACCAAGAACAGATTTAAATGTGCTTCCCATGCTGTTAACACTTTCACCCAACCCAAGCAACGAACTTTTTAAAGATTTAACTTCCGATTGTGCGCTTTTGCCATCCATGTCAATCTGAATGACAACTTTTCCATCTGCCATGTTTTCCCTCCTTTCGTCTATTCTTCAGGCAATGCGTATTCTTCTTGTAATTCACGCATTTTTTGTTTTTCTTTTGAGCTTTCGCCTTTCTGTGGCTTCCAAGCTCGGATTTTCATAACTTCAATTAGCTTTGTTCCATCTGGTAAACCAGACAATAAAGCATTGAATTTCTGCCAATGTAATTTCCCCTGTTCTTCAATCAAATCAATGTTGTAAGCTTGCATAAACGATGAAAATATAAACTCACTGTCATATTTGAGCGAATACAAAGGCTTCTCATCGTCTGTACTATCCTTTGGTTTCTTAGGAATGACGTTTCCCTCTAGGTCATAGCGTTCTACAGCATCACTTGGTTTAACGCTCTTGATATGTTTCTCGAAAATCTCTGAATAGATATTCAAAGCTGTTTCAAAATCAAGGTGTCTAAACTCTGGATTATCAGTAAGCTTGACTAGTGCTAGCTGTGGCTTAATCTGTACAGGAAATCTGTCGTCAGACCACATTTCAAAAACTTTTAGGACGTTGTCGAACGATAAGAAAAGCTGATACTCTTTTCCATTGAGCACCAGCCTATCATCCATTCTTTTGGAAATGTCAAACATCACTCAGATAGAAACTGTTTGAAATATTCATCGTTTTGACGTTCTGCGTTGACTTCTCGAATTGCATTGCTAATTTGATAAAATACACGTAAGTAAGACAATGTATTCTCACCAACTGCTTTATACAGTTTTTGAGGTGTTTCAGCATCAAACATTGTTTCAAACAATTCATCTAACAGCGTTTTGACTTTCATTGCTGTTTCAAAGTCGCTTTCTGATGAGTCGTCTGTAAGAGTTTTAGCTTTGTTTTGAATTTCAAGACCTTTCTCTTGAATGTATTTACTTTGTTCATCGCTTGGCAAGAACTCAAGACTGACATTTCCGATATTGAACACAATCGCATCTTGCTTCGCATCAAAATTATAAACTCGTGACATATTTCAAACCTTTCTATTCTGTAATAGCTTTCTCAATCGGCTTTTTAATCCATTTGAGTGTGCACTCGAATTCTTCGTAACCTGTCGCATCACCAGAACCAGCTTTAATGCCAGAAACATTAGCAATTTGAGTAAATGACTTCTTGCCGTTTGACTCAACTACACGATGCCATACACGGCGACCGTCTCCGATTTCGTAACGAATAGAAGCAATAAGCGCTTGTGCTTTATCTTCTGCATCGTACGAGCCAGAAACAGAGTAAGAACCTGAAACGGATGTAACGGTTTCTTCCGTCGTACCATCGCCATCGTAATAACCTGTGTCATCTGTTTCTTCGTCTGTATCATCATCGATAGTCTCGATGTATTTAGCTAATCGTAAGAACGCATCATCACCTGGTACAGTATTTGGTGTTTCTGGGTCAAACGGTGCAATAAAATGTTGTCGCTTCGCATTTTTTTGACGTGTCATAATATCCTCCTTAAATTTCCAATTTTGCTGTTAGTTGCAAGGTGTAGACAAAGAAACCTTGCTCATCTCTTCCGTTGATACCAGGTTTTTCAACCGACAAGGACAAGAAAGTGTATGAATTATCTGTGCTTGGCAAATCAATGTCAAACGCTGATAATTCGCCATTTAGAAACCAGATAATATCGCTTGCTTTCTTGTTGACTTTGCTTTTGACCGCAATTTCAAACGGTAGACTTACTTCTCTCGTACCGTCCATAAATTCCTTGTCAATCGTTCCGCCTGGAATAGCGTTGATAACTAAATCATCTTCATCTTCATTGAAATAATCTAGTCTTGCTTTCAACGGTAATCTGTCAAAACTATTAATATGTTTTAAAAGCACTTCTTGAAAGTTTTTGTTATCTTGCATTAGAGCCCCATTCCTTTAGCAGCTACACGTTTCCACTTATCTGAATTAGCCTTTTGAGCTGTGTCATACCATAATTTGCCAGTACCTGGCGTTGTATAATGGTTAAATGTAACAATTCCGTTAGTGCCATAATATTGTGCTCGCGCATATACTGTATTCCATGAGACATTGCTTCCATCAATAGCGATTTGACCGCTAGCACGTAAATCTCCGTCTTTTTTAGGAATATACTTGTCAGCATCTAAAAGCACTTGATTAGCTAATGCACGTTTCCCTTTTAGAATGTTATCGTTTGACACTTTCTTTTCAACACGGCTAATGTCAGTTTTAGTCCGAACGAAGAAACTCATTAGACCACTCCAATCTCATAGCTGAACAATTTTCCGTTCAGATAATTTGGTTGAATACTTTTAACAATGTAATCACGACTTCCGTCATTGATTGTTGCTTCAAGCCAACTATCATCCACATCTACTTTTGAAACAGCTAGATAAATGAAAACTGTACCTGTCTTATCTTTAGTTTTAGAGTTATTCGTACCCTTGACCGAAACATACCTGTCAAATCTGACTGATTTAACGGTGAACGGTGCTGAATATGCTAAATCTCCAAAATCATCTTTCTTTTGCACTTTTTGAACATTAATAGTGTCTTGCAATAAGCGTTTATCTATCATAATCAACCCCCACCACAAGGCTAAATCCTGCCTGTTTAAGCACGTTCTCGGCATCAAGCGATAAATTATATTGCTGACCGTCTGAACCGCCCACAGATGAGCCATAATTGATTGAGGTACGTCCAATAGACACGCTTTGCATTGTTTTTTTGTCGTCGGCTGTCATGATGCCTGAAACATCCAAGTAAGCAATCTGAAACGCCATTGCAAGCTTGACGGCTTGCTGACGATAATCAAAATCCTCTTCAAATTTGATATATCGTTGATAGATACCTTGTATATACAAGTTGATGGCGATTTCAGCACGTTTTGCTAACTTGTCAAAATTTTCAACATCATCAAAGCCAAGTTTAGTAAACTCTGTTTCAGTTAAATAAGTCATGATAACCTCCCTTAAAGGGCGCTGTCACCCTTATTCGTCTGTTTCAGTATCTGCTTTTGCTTTCTTGCGGGTGCGTTTTGGTTTTTCCGTAACTTCTTCATTAAGTGGTACTAAGACCGCTTGAACATCTGGAAAAGCACTAGCAAGGTCTGCGTTGACGCTGTCGGCGTATTCTTTTTCAAGTTCGATGACTTCACCAACAATCACATCTTTATTGAGCGATTTAAAGAATAAATTCTTAGTAGCTTTATATTTAGCCATTATTCACCCTCGTTTTTAGACTTTTTGCTACGTTTTGGTTTTTCTTCTTGTTCTTCAACCTTTTCTTGTTTAGGTTCTAGAACTTCAAAACCATCTGCAATAAGCTGTACTTCAAGTTCACTACCCTCTGGAACGGTGTAAACTTGATTTTCTTTAGCATACTTCTTCATCTGTTACCTCCTACGCCGATTTATGCGAAACATAAATACCATCTTCTTGAGATTTCAAAACAAACAAGTCGTGGTATAAGCGGTTTTGATACAAGTAGCCATCGCCCTCTGTATGTTGACCTGGTGCAAAGAGATAGATAGAGTTAAATTTAGCTTTGGCAATAACAGCTGTTTTAGCAACAATCAAGAAATTAATATCTTTTCCGCCATCAGCTTTAACAAAGCCTGTTGTGAAATCGAATTGAGTTTTGAAACGTGCATCGTCCCAAACTTCGATAAGTTGCACACCATCAAGAGAAGTAACACGAGTGTCAATACCTTGTGGCGATGTAGTTGCGATTGAGCGCGTAAAGTCTTTAGAACGTTCTAAAGCATCCATCACCTCGCTAGACACGTACATAACAAGATTAGATGCACCAAATTTACGCATTGGCAAAATAGCAGCTTTCAAAGTGCTATAGACATTTTCTGGTGTGATGCTATCTTCTTCTTTGAAATGGTTACCAGTGATTGCTGCTGTTGCAATTTTAGAAAAGCGATAAGCATCAACTTCTGGTGTTGCATGTTCTGAAATGAAAGTATTTGAGATGTTAGCTGCTGAAAGTTCTTGATTTGTTTCGTCAACATCTGCTGTATCAACAAAGAACTCTACATCACGGTCAAATCCAAGAGTATAAACATTCTTGTCGTTTGATACTGTTCCAGCATTGTAACCTTTAGAACGTGTATGGGCTTTGTAGCCTGTTACAGAAATGGTTGGAAGTTCGAAAGAACGTGCGCCAAGCCAATTTACTTTAGGGGTTTCAAGGATTGCTGTTAAAGAACCTTGCATAAGACGTTTTTCAAATTGCCCCTCATGTTTAGTAATGTAATTAATTGACATGATTTCCTCCTTTTTTATTCAGTCAATCCCAAAGCCTGTGCAAAGGCATCTGGTGTTGGGTCTTTTGCTGCGGGATTTCCAGTAGCAAAAATGCTTGGGTTAGGTGTGCCATCATCTGCTTTGAAAAGATAAGGGTCACTTTCCTTTAATCCTGTAATGATGTCATCTAGTTTTGGATTGCCATTTTCATCAAGTTCAACAGCATCAACATCAATAAACTTCATCAAAGTTGATGGATTGTGTGCGGTAGTATCTTTCAACGCAAGATTGATAGCATTGACCTTTTGAGTTTGTGCAAGTTCTGCTTCTGCATCAGCTTTGAATTTGTCGTATTCGGCTTGTAGCTTATCAAGCGCTTCTTTTTGTTCAGCACTTGTATTCGCATCAGCTCTCAACGTTTCAATCTGTGTTTCAGCATTTTGCAATTGGTTTTTAAGACTGTCTCGTTCTTGCGTGATAGTGTCTAAAGCTGATTTGGTTTCATTCAAATCTTTGCCGTGCAAAGTAAAAACCTCTTTAGCTTGTTCATCTGTCAACCCAAGATTGATAAGGTCGTCTTTTGTAAATGCCATTTTGTCCTCCTAGTCCTTTTTCTAGGTGGCTAACCCCCACCAAAAAGATAAAAACTTATTTACTTTTTCAGTTTACTTTGGATTGATAGGGATTTTTTCCTATTTAGAGCGCTTAAAAAGCACCTAGAATGCTCTAAGTGCTCGATTTTAATATAAACGTTCTCTTGTGTAATCACGATGTAAGAAATCATAGTCATCAACATATGCACGTATCTTACTTTGCAAGCTTCGTAACTTAGCACGTTCAGACGTCAACAGTTCGTCATCATTTAGCTGTCCTGCAACGTGTACACGTTCCTTTTGATTTCTAATGGCACGTTCAAGCGCACGTTGCTTCGCTTCAATACGTGCGTTCTCTTCTGCTTGTTCTGGCGTTAGGTCTTTGAGGTATTCTGGGTCATCTGGAAGTTCGTTAACACCGATAATAAATGGTGTTAGGTAGTGTCCGCAATGAACACCCAAACATCCGCCTGCTGTGCCATAGCCATAATCTTTTAAGGCGTACACTTTAACGCCTTTTTCAGTGTGCTCTTCACCCTCGATTGTGACTATCTTTCCTTGCAACGGTGCGCACGCTTCCCTTGCTGTGGCTTTCTTTGAGTAGTAGTAAGTGTCTACACCTATTTCTTTAGCGGATGATGTACGCATTTCATTGTAAACGCTAAACGTTGTTGACTTGATAATCGCTCTAGCGTACGCATCAGCTCGCCACTCTCTACCACCTTTATCAACAAAGCCTGTAAAGTTCTTCTTTTGCCATTTCATGATTGTGTCACGAATAGCTTTATCAGATGATTTCGTACCAGCTATCACTTCTGCCACGCTTTGCTCAATAATTGACTTGTATGTCTTTTGGATTGATTTTGGCAAGGTTGTATTGATGAGATTTAAATCACTAATAGCCTGCGAGGTGTACGCTTCTAAGCTGTTTATAACGCTGTTTTTAACTGGTTTACCAGCTTTAACGTTTAAATCCTCTGCTAGTTGCTCTTGCGTGTCTTGATAGACCTTTAAGCCCTCATTTTCAATGACATCACGCAACAAATCCTCTGCTATGCCTGTGCGTTCAACGATGATTTGTAAGTTTTCCTCATTCAGCATGTGCATATCATTTAATTTTTCCAATTGCCAAATATATGGATTTTCTTGCAAGTCAGCACTACCACGTTCAATCAAACGCTTAATCATATTGTCAAATAGTTCTTGTTGCATTTGAGCGTATATATCGCTCACACCTTGCATTTTAAGAGAGAATTGCTGGTCATTTAAAACAGGCTTCTTAGTCATCGTATTCCTCTATTTTATTTTTGCCATAAATTGCTAGCTCTGCATCATTTTCTGGTGGTAATTCGCCATTGATTTCAGCAAGATACTGTTTAGCTTCTTCTTCTGTTATGTTTAACGTTTTTTGAATACCTAAACGTTGTGGAGCAAAGCCAGCTGTTACCATTTGCATCCAATAAGTCAGTTCAGCATTGCGGTCTGTGAATACACCGTCATCAAGATTGACTGAAATGTCTTTCAACTCTGGAATATCGCCATGATACAATCCAACAGCTTTCCCAAGCTCGCAAATAGACACACACAACTCTTTGATTGATTGTTCAACAAGAGTAGCAATGCTGTTGCGCATTTGGTATGTGTCGCTATTCTCGCTAACTACCTCTGTGGCAGTTTTCATGCTTTTACCATCAAACGAAAACAGACCAGCAGACACACCGATCTGCATCTCAAACAGTTTTAGCCCCTCTGAAATCGCTGTGATGTAGTCGTTTGAGCGGATTGGCGTTGTTAAGTCTTTGATAGCTGTAGCATCCATGTTGCCACCACCCAACTGTGTGTATACGTTCTGCTTTACGTCAAAACGGCGCTTAAACGTGATTGTGCCGTCTTGGTTTTGAACAGCCATTTTAGTCATCTGTTCTGGAATGATAACACGGCGTTGACCCATTTTGACTTCCCACATAAACTCGTCATATGTACGATTGATAAAGTCAATCGTGGTTTTGGCATTGTCAAAGATAGATAATCCAAGTGGACTGTTGATGTCCTTATTGTTCATTCCTGGAGTTTTTAAGTATGTAAATAATGGACGTGATAAATCTTTGAAGAGCGTAACTGGTTCTAAGTCTGGATACAGTTCAGACAAGTTCACACGTTGACCTAACGCATCGCTGATGTCTGACTTGTAAAGCTCGTTAGTGATGCGATAATAGCTTTTGTCTTTCGCGCTTCCTTGCTCGCTTCCATCCGCTGTCACCCACTCGTGAAACTCTACAAGCGTATAATACACGTTCTTTCTACCCTCTGACTTGATAGTCTTTGTCAAGATAGCAGCACTTGACACGTCTTGTGTGTTTGACTGTAACGGCAAGAATACAGGCGCTTGAACGAATGCAACACGTATGTTATCACCGTCAACATAAGGGCGCATAGCAAGCCCACCAAGCGCTAAAGCACTTTCTAAATAGCGCTCAAAATTCTTGTTAAAACGGTCATTATCAAGCGTATCTGCCAAGAAATCATTAACTTTCTGGTCTTCTGCTGTGATTTCCGCTTGCTCGTTGTAAACCAAGCTAGCAATCTTCTTCGATGCTGTTCGTGCAATCGGCAAATGATTAAACTTGCGACGTTTCACATCACCCTCACTATTGATATATTCGACGTCATCAAATTTCGATTGATAGTAAGTTAAATTATGTTGAATACGACTGTACTCTTCCTGACTAACTGCAATTTTTGGATGGTCTAGAATACTGTTTAAATTTGAAGTCTGCATGTTATACCTCCCACGGTTAAAGAAATCTTTTACTTTCTGGATTAGACCCATAATGTCCTCCTAACTATTTCCGACACGTAAGCCTAAGATTTTAGAGTTATCCAAGGCAAAGTATTGCGATACGTCGCATGTGTGGTCGTCCTCTTTGATGACGTTTGGATTATCTGACTGAATTGTCTTCTCATCCCACCTATACATGCGATGCTCTTCGATGAATATTTTGTTAGCTTCCGTGTCTAAATAATAAAATCGTCCTTGCGCAAGCAATGACTGAAAGCTATCAATCATTGTCACTTTTTTAAGTTTAGCGACTGGATGCCAGCGAATAGCAAAGTCTAGATACATTTGGTTTCGCAAAGCACCCTCTGCGCTATCAATTGTGTATTGCAATACTTGCACTCTGTACTTATCCACAACCGAACGAATAAAGCTGTGGATATCTTGCGATAGCTGACTAGGTGCTTTCTTAACAACTTTGCCTGCTGGTGAATAGTAGTAAGTATCAAGCAAAATGACTTTACCTTTTGCTGTAATCCCAAACGCACCGCACGCTGTCGCTGATTGTTGGTGACCGCCATCAAGCGCAAAGGAAATACCTATCAACCTATCATCGCTTGGCAAGCTATCCAACGGATGGAACGTACTCATGTTATACACGTTGTTCCCAAGACCGACTGGCTCACCTAAGTAGATATATCTGTAATAATCAAAGTCGTTAGCTTTAATACGCTCAATGTCTTTCATCATCTGTTCTGTAACAAAACCTAATTCATCGTCAAGATAGCTAGATGAATGACACAAATATTCATCGCGTACTTTCATTTCCTCGAACCACTTATTAATCCAACTGTATGGATTACGTGGCGGATTATAAGACCAGAAGAACTGCACGCATTTAGCTTTTGGATGTTTCTGACGCATAAAAGTAACGTTTGACTGGTCGAAATCTTCTTCGCTATCAAATTCAGCAGCTTCTTCGTACCAAACAGCGATAATGTTGCCAATGTCGTTAGATTTCAACTTCTGGAAGTCATCTTGACCGTAGAAATAGAATGTTGAACCTGTTTTCTTATGAATGATTTTAAACGGGCTAACAGTCGTCTTAAAACCGCCAAATAC